AAACCCCAGAGATTGCCTACGACCCATATTGATAAAGGCTCAGTGTAATGGGCGATTACATAGTTAAAGATAGTTCTGTATTGCGAAACATACACACATATGCTGCCACGCATGCTAGTGATACAGCTGTTCGTATTGGTATTGTTCGTGAACAAAAACAAACTAAGACCGGCACGATATACATAGTAGAAGTCTCCATGGATAGCAAAACCATACTTGTGGGTTGCGTCCCATTAGTGAAATATGGTGGTGCACATAATTTTGAGGAAGTAGGGTACAGGCCGTGGTTGACTACTGCTGCGGGGACCTTATCTCCCGCAGCTGGGGCTGAATACAAGGCCCGATCTGGTGATGTTGTGTTGGTAGCGTACCTGAATGGTAAATCTAGGGAAGGTGTCATTATAGGTGGCTTAAACCACAACTCTAGAAAACCAATTTTAAAGAAGGGTACTATAGCGTATCTGTCTGAGTTTAACGGGTTAGAGACCAGCATAACACCAAATGGTAGCTACAAGATAACGTTCAAGGGGTATGCTCCCACAAATGATGCTACACTTAAGATTCCACCCACAGGAGCTAATGTACCGCCACCAGTATATAATCCCCTAACTGGCGGCTCATATTACGGTTTTAGTAAAAACGGGAGTTTTGTAGTTTCAGACGGTGGTCAGTTTTTAAAGATATATAAGAATATTGCTAAGGGATCCATTATTCTCAAGTCTGGCTCATCCCAGATTGAATTAGGCGGTAATCCTGCTTTAGGTTCTTTTGGCGTAAAGTCTGGAAAAGCTGTAATGGATTTTAGCACCACGGCTTCTATTAAGGCCACCACCGGATTAGCGTTACAGTCTCTACAGGTTAGTATCAAAGGGACTCAAATAGCTATTGGCAATGAGCAGTTTGAACTAATCGATGGACTTATGAAGCTAATTGATGCACTAGGTACTCTTACAGTTATTAGTCCAGTTGGTACGTGCACTCCGCTTAGTGCCGCCCCCACGTGGGCAGCACAGATACTGCCGCTTAAGATCAAGATGTCATTGGTTAAAGGATCTCTAAAAGATGCCAAGTCTTTTGAACTCTCCGGTGACGCGGATGCCGTTATTGAAAGCAATAAGTAGCTTATGACTTACGCTATATAATAGCAAAGAGGTGATTTAATGGGTATCCTAAATTTTAGCAATAATAACAAAGATACAACATATGTGGTAGATCCTACCAGATGGTACAAGTCTTATCCGTATGGTTTTGCATTCTCAAGTTTTGATGTCAAGAGGGGTGGTCAAGCCTCAGAAACATTCTGGTTACCAATTGCACCCAATAATATTAATGTTACTACGCATTATGCCACCAATATTATTACCACCCTGTACGGCATTGTTGAGGAACACTCTGAGGTTAGATACTACGATATAGTTATATCCGGTAATACTGGAATTGCTCCAAAGTATACTGTTGGTTTTAAGACCGTCCCAGGCAGTGTTGATGGGACAGCAATACCAAAACCAGGTATTGCCCTACCAAACCCCAATAATCCTGGTAGTCCCTCTATTGGAAGATCATCCTTTGGTTCTGCTAATAAGGCAGCGCTAGGTGGTTTCCTACCAGAGGTAGCGAACACCTTTGCTGCGGCAGCAAATCTAGTTAAAAGTATTAAGACAGGTGGAGAAGTTGTTAACGAAACGGGGATCAAGCCTGAGCAAAGCGGATACTATGCATTTCATAACTTCTATAAGTTCCTGCTTCAATATAAAGCCGATGCATCTAGGGTTGGAGCACTAGGTGCTGCAGCAACGCCGCAGAAGTTGGGACAGGTAAACGGTACACTTGATTTTAAAAGGGGTGGTTTCTCTCCAATTGCGAAGACTACGTCACGTAAAACCCACCCGCTTCAGTTTTTAAACTATAAAGATAATATTAAATACGACTGCGTGCCAATTTCATTTACTCTAAACCGTTCAGCAGAACACCCAATGCTGTACGAATACAGCATTAGATTAAGGGCCTTTAATTTACAAAATGTTAATGCAAAAGGGGTTCCTGCAGATAACTTACTAAAAGAATTGGGTTTAGGTAGTCTCAATGGGTCTCTTTTTTCTAAACTTACTAATGTTGTTGGGAAAGCCAGTACTCTACTTAGTGGTGTCAGAGGGGCGCTCTAATGTCACTAATAGACACAGCATTCAAGAATCTATGTGAATTAAAAATTTGGTTCAACGATCAGTCTGGTGTTGATCTAACCCTTGCCGATGTGCAAGAGGTCATTCCTCTTCGTTGGGTTTATTTCCGTGAAAACTGGGAGTTTATCTTAGACTCCCTAACAGCGAAACTAAACACTTATGTGTACCCCGATATATTAAGTGATCAAATCAACAGCTTGAGTGAACTTATTCGCATACAGCGTAACGATGCGAACAAGCGCGTAAATCCATTCGCTAGATCTGATATCTTGAATACATATTATGCTGTATGGGAAAACATTGAATTCACCAGTATTCCCTTAACGAAAGAAGAGTCTGCCCTAGCCAACAACAAACTCTCTCGTATACGCCGGTTTATAAAAACAGACTTCTTAAACATACGGCAGAGTCTGGTAGACGGTAGAAATGAAATCGCCGATACCGTGGGTCTATCGGATACCGACTACAACACCACCTTTGGTAGAAGCTCTACGCCACAACTCCGCGCGGTCAGGATAAGTGATATCGCCGATATGCAGACATTTCAGCAATCGATATTTGCAATTGACTACATACTAGCAAATACGGCGTCATTGTCGACGACCAATGTAGATCCGTTTGCTCTTGCGAGAGCTAACGCCAATAATCCCGACATTGATATTCAAACAGGTTTGTCGGGTCAACTGGTTCGCATGTTCTTTGGTGACAGTCTACAGGCTATTGCAGCCCGCTATTTAGATGATCCCGAGCGCTGGATCGAGATTGCGGTTGCAAATGGATTGAAGCCACCCTATGTTGATGAAATTGGTCAAACAATATCAATGATTTCTAATGGTAGCGATAGTCAGTTAAATATTGCTAAACTCGACGGTTCTGGTGCGCCCAATATTGAAAAACTATATATAAATCAAGTTGTGTTTCTACAGTCTACTGCAATTAAGTTTCCCGATCAACGCGCGATTATAAATATTAGAGAAATCCCCATCTCTGGCGAGATAGTGATTGAGTTAAATGGCGAAGCCAACTTAGGTCTATATCAAACTATTGATAATGCGCACATACGGATATTTAAACCAAACACGATTAATAGTAATTTTCTAATCATGCTTCCACAACCAGATGCAGTTTCGCAGTCGTCCACTAAGGAGACGCCATTCTTCTTGGCGTCCAAGAGTGAAGATGAGAAAAGAGCGGGCGTAGATCTACTGCTTGATACGAAGAACGACCTAGTATTCGCTGCTAACGGAGATTTTCAACTTAATTTTGGTCTAACTAACGCCATGCAGGCAATGCAGCTCAAAATGGTGTCAGAAAGAGGGCAATCTATTAGGCATCCAGAGTATGGATTGCCTTCTGTGGTGGGGGTGAAAAACAGTGACCCCAACAATATTAAAGATGCTCTTATTACAGGTATAAACTCCATGGTAGAGGCTGATGAGCGCTTCTCGAGAATAGAGACTCTGAATGTGACCATTGATCAAGGTTCTGCTATAATTTCTCTAGTCGTTAGATTGGCAGGCTCTGGATCTTTACTGCCAATTAACTTCGTCATTAATACAGGTTGAGGTAAAAGGTGACAATTGATATTCGCAGCTATAATCAGATTCTCGGCGAAATGGTGCGTAAAATAATTGCCGATACGCCCCTTAATGACCTTAATGCCGGGTCTGTACTCCTGTCTTTATTGGAGGCCGCTGCCCAGACTGACTTTGAAACCAATGCATCAATTCTTAGCGTCCTTGAACTCCTCAATATCGATGCCACAAGAAACAATGATCTAGATGCCCGTGGAGCTGACTTTGGTTTGTCAAGAATTTCAGCACAAAGAAGTACTGGTTTTGTGACTATCCAAGATACTAATATCTCTAAACGAAGTACAGGCCTATATCAAGTTAAAACGCCCCCTATTTCTAGCTCTACGACAATATATGTAAATGATGCATCGGCATGGAACGGTGTGGGGCTGGGTATTGGTGCGTGGGGCGATCTCTTTATTGGTCGCGGTACTCAAAACTTTGAAGGCCCAATTCCCTATACAGAGATCGTCTATAACGGTTCGTTCTACACTGTCACACTTGGATCTGCCCTGCAGAAAGACCATCTAATCTCTGATACGGTTGTAGATGGCCAGGGTACAGTAGATCGATTGATAGCTGCTGGGACGGCCATTATCATTCCTGCCAACAATCAGAACCCTAGTGTTGAATTTAGGACACTCAGGGATGCCGTAATTCCTGCTGGTGAAGATACGGTAACCAATATCAGTATCACATCCGTTTTATCCGGTTCCCGGAATAATGCAGGCATAAACACTATCACTAGTTTTACTGCTCTACCCTTCACCGGTGCCACTGTCTTTAATACCTCTTCACCAACAGATGGAAGAGATGCTGAGACAGATGATGCCTTTCGTGAACGCATTAAGTCTTATTCAACCACCCTAGCCCGTGGTACTGCATCTGCGATCCTATCTTCCATCATTGGGGTCTATGACTCTGATGATGGAAAACAAGTGGCCTCAGCTTCCGTCACGGAGCCACCCATTGTTGGGGATCCATCGATTCTGTATATTGACGATGGAAGTGGTTTTCAACCGTCATTCCAGGGACAAAGTGTCGACACTCTACTTAGTGATGCATCCGGTAATGAGGAGTTTCTACAACTAGCCAATTATCCGCTTCCACGTCCTCAAGTAATCAATGTGGCAGATGGACCCTATGAGTTAACAGATGGAATGGAGTTGCGTGTACTAGTTGATAGCATAGAAGAGACAGTGGTATTTAACAGTAGTCAGTTTTTTAATATCTCGGCAGCCACTATCAGTGAGATTATTGTCGCCATCAATAACCAATCTACAACCTTTAAGGCGACGTTTACAGATACGTCGACAAGCATACTGTTGTTTCCTGTTGATCATGCTACAGAAACTATCCAAGTATCGCCTCTTCTGGCAACAGATGATCCGCTCCAATCGGCGAATGTGATATTGAAGTTTCCAACTAACTCATATTCCTATATTCGTCTATATCAAAATAACACTCTGCTAAATGAGGAGCAAAAGTCTGCCTCTCTGTTAACAACTACGTTTTCATCGTGGAATATCTCAATCCCTGGAAACCTAATCATATCAGTGGATGGCACACCCCCGCAGAATAGGGGATTTGACACTACAGATTTTAATGGTATTGCGCTTACTGCTGTAACGCTCACAGACTGGGTCACCGCTTTTAACGCCAAGTACGCCGGTGTAACAACCACTGCAAACATAACTAGCGGCAAGTTACAAATTGTGTCCAACAAGAGCGGATCAGCATCAACACTCTCTATTGATGGCGGTACGTATTTCAACGCTTTATTTAATAATCAAAAAATTGCAGCAGTTGGTCAGAATTCTAATTTTCAGTTAAATCGTCAAACAGGTAATCTTAGGATTCTTACTGATATTGCCCCTGGTGATTCCATTACCGCAGGAACAAGTGATGCTAAGGGGAGTGTTATTTCGTCTGAGACAATTACGGGTGCCTACAATGTATCGACAGACTCAAAAAACAGACCAGCAGAGCTTGTAATAACGGCAGATGCATTAGAGGTTAACTCGCGATCTGGCATAGGTTTGGCTCTGGGCCAAACGATCACGATCACAGATCAATCGTCTAATGTAATGCGGTTGATGTCAGACTCATTGTTGTCTTTTGAAGCAGCATTACCGCATGACTTCATTTATATCACCAGTCATAGTGGGTTGGATTCATGGATTGATCCTGCAAACACTGGATTGTACAAGATAGTATCGAAAGGTGGGCACACAGTTGCCAACACTGATTCATATATTGAAGTCAAGAATGTAGATATTGTTCCCGGTGTTCATGTTGTTGCAGCAACTGAAGACATGCAGATCTTTAAAGCCGATAAATTTTTGCAACTTTGGAAAGGGATTTTTACTGCTACCCCACCTGCTGCCACTATTCAAAGTATCGTTGATGCGATCAATAGCAACCTGGTGAATGTAAAGGCCTCAGTCTTTAAAACTAGTGCTGTAAAAATCACCTCTACTACAGAAGATGGTGGCAGCATCGCGCTTCCAATATCCGTAGGTAACGCCGCTTTCCTATTTAGTAGTCAACAACCTGAATATGCGGGCAATCCGTCGCATATCGCTAATAGGGTGTCTAGCAAAGATCTGGTGTCCTTCTTTAAAATCACAGAACCAACGAGCACCAATGCTGACGCAGAATTGGGTAAATTAGTTTGGCTTGATCGAGTTACATATGCTGATAGAAGTGGGGTATTGACGTCCAATGCCATACCAGGGGTGTATAGTCCATACCCCATTATTGCCCCAGATCCAGATCCATATAGTGAAGAGCTTCAATCTACTGACAGTCTTAATGCAACTGTGGTAGATTACGACGATTACATCAGCAACCTGGACGGCAATAACAAGGGACAATATCGCTCTATCCGAGATAAACTGGCCGGCGATAGAGTGGGAACACAGCATGCGCTACCTCGCACCTTGATGGATCATAGTATTAATGATCGCTTCAATTTGGTGAGACCAATATCTATAAATGCTGAAGATAGTATTGTCTTCATCTTAGATCAAGATTCAGTTGCGAAAACTATAGATATCCGGATGTCGCGAACGGGACGGGTTAGCACATCGCTGCCTATATCTGATCAATCATTTTCTGCATACGATGCTGACAATGAACCAAATGTGATATTTTCCAGTCTACCAGTTTGGGGGAAAACCGCTAACAAGACGGATTTTAAAGACTATGCTGTTTGGTTCCGTTCTAGAAACTGGTATGTATCTGGTGGTGCTACATCAGGTGGTGGAGCCTTACTAATTCGTGCTCGTGAATACGGTCCACATGGTGATAACTATAGATTTCGTATTGAGTACCCCACTTCTCCAGATCAACTAAGCACTATATTGCATAGTACAACTCCTAATTATGCTCTTAATACCTACACTTTTGGTTCTGGCTCTATCAAAGCAACTGGGGTTGTAACCGGTGATACTATTGCGGTAACTTCATTGGGTGGCGATGATTATCGCCTGACATTCTCTAATCCTGGTACCAACCTAGCAACAGTGGTCGCTGGCGACATTGTCAGCATGCTTGGTGATTCTGGTGTAAGTGCCTCCAATAGAGGGCAATTTAGGATTAAGGCGGTCAGCGATATTCTTAAATATGTTGATGTCCACAATCCTGAGGCCACCATAACTGGTGCCGGGTCTCCGGAGGTTACAGCAGTAACCACCATTGCTGATAATATTGGAAGTAAATCTTATAATACGGTAACTACTACAGCAACACCCCCACTTGTAGATAACAGTTTCTTTACACTCAATGACTCCGCTGGAGTTGTTGCTGTAGTATATGACACAAACAGTGTTGTTGGTACACCCGTATCTTATGGCGCAAACCGCATACTGGTTGTTAAAGTTGTTGCGCTTGATTCTGCCGTTACTGTTGCAGGATTGACTGCGAGCATTGTCGGTGCTGATCCTGAGTTTACTGCTTCTGTGCTTGGCAACATTGTAACTATAACAAACGCGGATAATGGACCATATGCTCCTGCTGCCGAAGGTGTGAATACCACAGGCTTCGCCTTTGGTGCTCCCTTCACCGGTGTGGCAGATGTAAGCTTGGACGGTAAATACTTCATACTTCAAGATGCTGCGGGTAGTGTTGCCTTTTGGTATGATGTCTCTGGTGTTACTCCACAGCCTCTACACGGTGCAAGTAGGGCAGTAAGAATCAGCACTGTAAGCGCTGGCGACAGTGCTGGCACAATAGCAACTAAGACAGCCGTGATTATCAACGGTGATTCTGGTTTTGCATCTGCCACCGTGCTCGCTAATGTGATAACTGTCACTGACGCCGCAAACGGTGGAAGACTACCTGCTGCTGTAGGGACTTCAGGTTTTACTGCGGCGCAGTCTTCTGCTGGTACTAATGCGGGTCCTGAAACCATCGCTATTGCAACATCTGTTCTTATCTTTTCACTAACGGGGACAGCTGTATCTGACATTGTAACCCAAATAAATGCTGACAGCACTGTGTTGTATGCAGCATTGGTTAGTGGTACAAACCCTATTGTTAAAGCGACCCGCGATGAGGAGTATCTCCCTGCGGGTCCGAGTGATTACAGCATGTCGCTGTCTTATGGACATGATCCAGATCCGGGGAATACAGTTAATGGATATGTCAGCCTATATGATGGCATCAATTGGGTTCGCCAATTCGAAAATACTCTACCAAACTTCTCCCTAAAGACAGCAATGATACTTCAAGGAAGTGCTCCAACTGCCTATGCTATCGAGAGTGCGCCAAATCACGACACAACAGATCTCGGTGAATTCTTTAAACTGGTGCCAGTTACGCTAAACAACGTATATCACCATTTCACACAGAAAGCACTATCACAACTCCCCATTGTTTCTGACGTGGCAATATCGAGTGCAATAAGGAAAATACAGGTCAGGTCTAAAGAACTGGGATCCGCTGGCGCAGTAGAAGTGGTTGGGGGCAACGCCAACAATATTGCACTATCTATATTCGGCGATGGACAGATCTCTCCCGGTGTCCCTGACAACCTATTAGCAGTTAAGACGGCAGCATTTCCAGTTACCCTAACACGTGGCGATTATGTGGAAATCGTCAATGCACAACCCACCAAGCGAGCATCTAAACTAAAAATTGGTGACTCTATTGATGTGCTTAAGGGTGTTGGCAGCAACGTTGAGTATCGCTGGAATTACAAAGACACACAATTAGGATCCTTTGTTAGATTTACGATTGCTGACCAATCTACGTCATATGGTCGCCCTGCTGGAACAGTGTGGCGTTGGACCCACAATGATGGCGGCTCAGTTTTCAACGTTACTGCAACTGTGAATGGTGCAGCATCTATTGGACCAGACGACGAGATAGCGGCTGGTATTGCAGATGCTGCAAATCTTCACTTTGAAATCCCCGCACCACATCTTGGTTCTGTCACCACTCCACAGACCTTTTCTCTTACGGTTAGTGGCGTACCTACTCAAGCTGACTACTTCACATTCCAAAGTGCAAGCGGCGTCACATTTGCTGTGTGGTTCTCAGTGGATGCCAACTTAACAGCTCCAACTGGAGCAACCTATATAGCAGCTACGAATCAAATACGTGTTGATATTCTGAGCAGCAATACAGAAGATGAGGTTGTATCTGCCCTCTCCATTGAACTGTTGGCAACTGCAGCATTCAGCACACATTTTATCGGAGCACAAACTCAAGGTGCTAACCTAGATGATGTTGAGATTGGTGATCTACTTTGCGCCTATGGAACCTTCTCGTCTAGTTGGAGTAGCGGCAATAAAGCAAAAGCTACTGGAGATGCCAATGTTTCTGGTTTACCTATTGTCGGTAAAGATGCTGTAGCCCGATACGTTGACGTAGTCAATCCAGATGGTGTCGCCATGACTAATCAGGCAGTAGGCACAACAGGGAATATTGGCATCGTCCCGACCCCTATTATCAAATGGAATCTAAAACACTCTGCTAAGATACCATTGGTAGAAATCAGTGTATTGGGGGGTACAGCAACTGCCACCACCCTGATTCAGCACGGATTAAAAGAGGGTGATACCTTTGTTCTCACTGATAACAATGTGGTTCCATCAACATATCTTGTGCTCACAGTGCCCAGTGTGCTGACATTTACTTTTACCACTGCGACGTCCAATGGTAGCTACGTTGATGGGCATGTGATCGATGCTGCAAGAACAGTTACGCGATACACCGTGGAGTCGACTGGGTTTAATAGTCTATATAAGCTTCGCTGGATAGATGGTGACGCACCGGGCTTTATCGACTGCGGTGCTGCAGTCGATGACCTCATAGTGATCTCCGGTGAGACACTTGGTGCCTCCAACTCTGGAACATTTCGAATTCTTGGATTGACCAATGATTCGATTATCTTCCAAAATGAGGGAGCCACTGAGCAGTTAGACACGGCAACTCTATTTAACAACTTGAATCTATCCACTAATTGGGCTGCAAACCTAGATCAGGTGACTGGGGCTGCAGGTGCATTCAAGAACCTCAGCATTGGCACCTGGGTAAAGAAACAAGAAGATCCTGAGACACTTTATCGTCAAGTGATTGCGAAGAATACCGGTTCTTTTGACACTGCTACAGTCGTTACTCTTGGTGGGAATTATAAGGGAACCACCTCAACATCAATTGGTGTCTCTTTTAATCAAACACTTGATGCAGGAAAAGGCGCGTATCTTCAAAATGTAGGCGATATACAGATCCTTGAAGGCGACTCTGCTAGAGTGGATGACACACTGTTTGTTGATAATATCGCCCATGCGAACTGGTTCAGTTCAGCAAACTCTGGATCCTTCAAGTTGACACAGGTGGGCAGCACTGCCGACTGTCGCCCATTCGTTAGGACAGAGAATTTGACTGGAGTTACGCAATCTACACGCCAGATTTCTGTAAGTCCAATTGGCTACTTCTTGATTGAGGGTGTCAATAACACCTACAGAAGTCTGCGTAGAATCGAACACACTGTTATTGATACATTTAATACCAATCGTCGTCAGGTCTTCCTAACTCCAGCTACCAGAGCATATAAGGTATCTCAGGTCAGCGGTACGCAGATAATTCCTATGGGTAAACTGGGGTACTCAGTAGATGTGACTACGGGTATCGACGGGTACACATACTACACCGGGCTAATGCGCACAGTACAGCGCATTGTGGATGGTTTTGAACCAGATCAGGTTACCTATCCAGGTCGTCGTGCTATCGGCGGCGCCATAGAAACCCTACCGCCATTGATCAAGCGCTTGAGCATGGTGTTACAAATTACTACTAATGTGGGTGTTAACATCAACGACATAACAAATGACATCAAGTCTGTTATAGTGGGCTACGTTAACACATTAGGCATAGGTAGTGATGCAATCTTAGCTGAGGTTATAGTTCGTGTCATGGGAATAACAGGGATTGAGGCCATGACGGTTAGCGCTCCGTTGGCGAGTATCGAGGGGAGAATACCCGTATCTGACTCAGAGAGAGCCTTTATTGAACCTCAAGATATTAGTGTAGCATAACATGGCTAATAATAAAACAAAAATAGATCGCATCCATGATGAGTTACCGCGTTATTTTAAAACTCGGCAGAACCCTAATTGGAAAGCTCTTATAGAAGCCCTTGGCGAATCAGATCAGAAACTCGCAGATCTCACGGAAGAAGTGCGCCAACAATTCTTTATCAAAACTGCATCTAGACCATATATTGATAGGCTTGGTACGAATTTTAAGATATCTAGGCCTAGGTTTATCGGCATGCAGGATGACGATTTTCGTCGTTATATACCTGTTCTAGCCTACCAACCTAAACAAGTAAAACTTGTTATGGACACCTTACTAGACATCTTCTTCTTTAAGGAAACTACGACATCCTTTACTCAATCAATGAAGTTTACCCCATTAACTCTTCGAGATGGTTGGGAGTTGAACTACCGCGTTGATCAGGTGCATGAAGAGCGGATTGTGTTTAAGACTGAGAACTTTACCGACATTGCTGCCGCTACAGCAGAAGAAATCGTTGGAGTTATTAATCGGCAGACTAGTCATAGTTTTGCTGTGGTGTATGACGATCGTATTCAGAAGAAGAAGTTTATCCGTTTGTTCTCAAATACCGTTGGTGCAAAAGGATCTATACAGGTAGTTGGTGGTAGAGCTAATATAGGATTGCAATTTAAGGGCTTTAATGAGGATGCTGGGGCTAGCATTGGAACTACGTGGACTATCACCAAGATTGGTGATACCGTGACGTTTCAACACACCGGTGGACCCACCCCCAATCTCAACAAGGTGCAAATTGGCGATATCGCTATCATTGATATTCCTGGGAATACAGGCTCATTCGTGATAAACACAGTTGATCTATCTGCATCATCTTTTACGTTCGTAAACCTGTTTGGCATAGTTGGCTCTCACACTCATACCTCTATTACAGCTTTAAACTTCATATCGCCATTAAAACTTGTAATATACGGCAATGACTCACGCTCTGTGGTGTGGGAAGTGTCACCCGGGCAGATAATCGTAGAGATGCCAGCCTCACCACCAGTGGTGAGACGAGGTCTTGCTGGCTCCGCACATATAAACGGTTTTTCAGAACGAGTAATCAACAGACTAAGTGCGACATCTCTTGAGGTTGCAGATGCGACCAATTGGCCTCTTAATGGAGGACGATTTGTTGTCCAGGAGTTGAAGGAGATTAAGACTCACGTTCTCACTATCTCTGAAGACATTGTTTTATCCAAGGATTTTAATACTAGATTTGATCATAATCAGGCGTACACCTACACCTCTAAAACCGGCAACATCCTCAATGGTGTGACGCCAGATTTGCCAGAAGTTGCTGACTTATTTGAGACCAACATATCCACTGCCACTCGTGCTGGTACTACAGTTACCGTGGCCACTGTAACGCCGCATGGATTTCTGATAGGTGAGGGTGTTAGGGTGCAAAACTCAGTAGCAGATCCAACTATAAATGGGACATTTGTTGTAGCCTCTATTCCTTCACCAACATCGTTCACCTATTCAGCGATTGGAGTTGCGGGGATTAATACCGGGGGCGTGTGTCGCACTGAGCGTATTGGCATGTCTAATGAGGGCGGCATAGCGCACCTAACTAGTGCTCAACTCGATACCGGTATTTTAGGTCCATATACTTGGGATCTTAATGCGGCCTTTGTAGTGTCGTCACTTACGTCCACGATTCAAATGGAAATCAAGGCCGGTAACAATGTTCGCACATTGCCCATTGATTCACCTAACAATATCGGTAACGAAGAGTCTTTTGCTATCTTTGACTTTGGCACAGAGTTTCAAGAAGGACCCGTAAGAGTGTTGTATAAGCCAACAGCTAACTCTGTACAACTTGATCCAACCTATATTTTCAAGCAAAATCATGAGATAGGTTCGAGCATTACGATCATAAGGCGGCGTGGGGCCATAGTGATGAGTGGTTTGGGTAAAGAGTACAGTTTATATGTCACCGATACAGGGGTGGCAAGGGAGCTCTTACAGGATTTATTGCGGCAGGTGAAGTCAGTTGGAATCTTTATCGAATTTTTGATTCGCTTCCCTGAGCAACTATATAGTGTTTTAGATGTCTATCGAAGCGGGAATGATACTTTGTACCCCACAGGTCAACAGTAGTTACGGTATAATTCAGGTGAACTTGGATAATGGAGAATAACACTTGGCAGTACTAGGACGTCTCTTAATTGGTTCAGGTGAGCGCCTTGATTTAGCGGATCTTCTTTCCGTTGATTCTTATGTGGCTGCTGACTTCAAGTATTTGATCCAAAGTTTTATTGGGGCAGATAAACCCTATATTCTTCATGGTTTAGATGTCATTAATCCCCAAGATTCACTTGGTTTTAACAGCATTTCACTGAGGATTGCTGAATCAGTTGTCTACTACCCTGGAGCTCAAGCGGGCGCCTTCTATTATGGTCTTAAAGAAGGCCATATAAATGCCCAACCACTTGTTCCTGAACTTAGACAAAATGCGACTAACTTCGTATATCTCACCCTCGGTACTCTTGATACAGCTCGCGATAGTAGAGCCTTTTGGGATCCCGATCAGAACGGCGGCGCTGGGGGTGAATTCAGTCAAGACGTAAATACCCAGACTGCTCTTAAGATTGAAGTCAATGTCTCTACATCGACATTCCCAGAAAACACCATACCCATCTGTAAAGTGGTTATTGGGACTGTTATTTCGTCTATTGAGGACTGCCGAGATCATTTCTTTAGACTTGGAACTGGTGGCATATCTCCAGATCCATTCTCTACCTACAATTTCCGCAAAGACCCTAGTGCGTCCTATGCTCGGTTAGAGCCACCAGGTAAGATGACCACGGCCTTGAATCCAAATCCATTCCAGGGTGGTGACAAGAACATCCGCACTCTCAAAGAGTGGATGGATGTTGTGATGACACGCATCAAAGAACTCGGTGGAACAACTTATTGGTATCAAGGTAGTGCTACGCCAGGCAGCGGTCCAAGTATCAACAACGCATTCCTAGATGCTTTAGGCAGTACGATTAAGTCTAAGGGTGAGTGGCAACATTCTGGTGTTACCCCTGGTGAAGCAACGTGGACTGAGGATCTTCATTACTATTCTCTAATTGACTCAAGAGACTTGATAGTACGTGCTGATACTGTCACTTTGACTAGCTCTGATATGGTTGCATGGATCAATCTAAGTCGTGAGGCTAATTTTAATAATGTGTCTGCGCCAGTAGCTTGGGATAGCGGTACCAATTACTTGAGCGGCGTGTCTGGTTCATTTATCAACATATCAAAAGGGGATTGGGTTAAGAAATCTTCTGATCCAAACTCTTACTTTAGACGTATAGAGGAACTGAGTGTTGATTCATTGGGCGCTAGTCCTACGACTGCTGCTCTAGCCTTATACGCAGTACTGAGTGATGTATATCCCGGTATTACGGGGACCGACGTTGGTCAATATACTAAAGGCGAATACCAGACGGCAGATATCAATCTCACCACTAGAGATGATGCAGCTATTGCTACAGCCGGTGGTAATTTCTTCTGGCTTGCATACAGATCTGATACATCGCTCGGTCTAACAAGCGCTGTCAGTACTACACTTTCTCTAAATATCACAGATACAGATGGTGTAACTGCTAAATGTACCACCGGTGCAGCGCACGGTCTTCTGGACAAAGATAGAATCACTATTGCTACTGGCCCATATGCTGGAACATATGTGGTAGAGTACGAAAGTGCTACTGTTTTCAATATCAACACCGCTGTGACAGGCGACGATCTTGGTCGTGCTGCTTATTACGGCATCATTACAACTGCTGCAAGAAGTACTACTTTTGGTTATGCCCTTGAAACTGCACAACACGGATTTAAATCTGGCGAACAGATCACTGTTGCTGGCGCATCACCGTGGGATGGTTCATATACAGTAAATTATAGAAGTACCACGTCAGTTCAAGTCGCTGTAGCTAGTCCACTTGCTACAACTGGTCCAACTCTTGGTGAGATAGTTAATCTTGCACGCTTAAACGTACGCACTGAGTTTGGTACTGTTAAGGTTGTTCAGGGTGAGAGCGCTAATATCGGCGATATGGATAGTGCGAATCTTCTGTCGTATATCGGCATGGATTCCCTTGCTCAAACAACACCCAATTATAGTATTCCGGGTAGCTACAATGCGCTAAATGGTGCTCAAAACTATAACTCCTTAGCTACAGATAACTTGACAACTCGAGTATCTAAGCTAACCGCCATGATGGCTGATCGCGTTCAAGATCGCGGAACCCAGATAGTTGGCCGCACAAACATCGTTAATGCTACTAATGGTATTAATCAGGACGTAAGTACTCTTACAAATCTTACTTTAAAGAAACCCAGTAGTCCCGATCAGACTATCAACTTGACATCGGTTATTTCTTTACCTGCCGACAGTGTTGCTGTTATCGATATTGACCGCGATGGTTCAGCTACGCTGGTACCCACGATTGAGAGTTGGGGTAATAATTATCTAATAGCTGAGAACAAGATTATCTTGTTCTATCGTTTTGCCGATACAACAGTGTATACGTGGCAAGGAGAAGCGATTGCTGCTTCGGGTCACTTAAACACTAATTATCCAGATGATTCCCAGAATAGGAACGTATTTGTCTTTAATCCCGGTAGAGTCGAATTCGATCCTATTGTAGGACTTCTATATCTCGATCTTAAAGATGGTGTAGAGAGTACCGATATCACTGTACTGGCTGGTGGTCTCGTTATTCCTGGTAGTTATTTTACATTCAACAATGTTGATAATCTAACGAAATATTATGCCTGGTATCAGGTAAACGGCTCTGGTACCGACCCGGCTCCTTTTGGCAGGGTTGGCATTCTTGTGTCTGTGTTGTCTACTGATACAGCAACAGTGGTTGCAGCTCAAACCGTAACAGCTCTCAATACTGCTGCCGGTGCATATGTAACCGCTACAAATATTGGTGCTATCGTTACTCTGGTGCAAGATTTTGTTGGTTATACTGAGAATGCAGCTAATGGCACGCCCAGTACTACTTTTATAATCTCCATAACGCAGCAGGGTTTTGATCCTGATATATCCATTGTAATTCCCGGTTCAAGTAACAATACTATCGATGTTGATGCAATAAATGCACTCGGCACCCTTATTCTTACAGATCAACAGTCGGCTTGGGTTCGTATAAATCGTTTTGCGACTAAGACATTCAATCAAATATTGACCACCGATACCCCAGACACTGATGTAAGTGGTGCCATTTATATTACCAACACCTCTGTTGTGCCTATTGATCAAGACGTGTTTGTTTTGTGGTCACGCGTTCTAGACAATATAGCTGAAACCAACAAATCTCAAAGACCTGATGGTAATGTGTACGACGAATCGTACACTATAGTGCCAGGTCTGCCTGTTGGCAACTATGAACTGCAAGGACCAATTCTTGCAGGTATGGTTATTTTGCTCCCACCAGATAGTCGCGGTACGATAAGCTCTGTTCAGGAGTATGTTGTAGGTGCAGGTCAACTCGAGATGTATCTCGATGGTCAGTATCTACGAACAGGTGTCGACTGGGGTGAGGTTGGCGTTTCTGGTGCGTTGTCAAAACGTATTACTGTGGCACAGGATCTTCAGGTAGGCGACACACTGACATTCCGCACAGATGCTTCTGGTGCAGTGTACTTCGCATCTGACTCTACCGGCAACGGGACATTACAAGATGCCTATGACAACGGTAGGTTCATAAGTGTAGTAACAGGTCTACCTGTTACTGTAGCTGGTACTCCAGGAACTAAGCTGCTTTGGATTCAAGGCGATATACAAGTCGATGGCGTCATCGACCCAGCTGGGATAACCTTTACTCAGCAAGTCTCTGATCCACTAGCAGTAACTGACTGGGGTATTTGGCGCAACGCTTCAGATCAATTTATCTTCAAGCAGGGTGCTGGTTCTGCAATAAACTTGAACACAGATTTTGTCCGTAGAGACGGCTCTTTGTCAATGTCTGCAAACCTAAATCTAAACAGCAATAAGATTATAAATCTTGCAACCCCAACACTTGCAACAGATGCATCTACTAAGGGGTATGTCGATACGGTTGCTGGGGGCTATTTAAAATTAGATGGCACTAATGCGATGACTGCCAATCTAAATGCTGGCACCAATCGCGTAATAAACGTAGTTGATCCAACAGGTGCGCAAGATGCCGCTACCAAGGCTTATGCTGATCTCAAAGTTGCTAAAGCTGGCGACACGATGTCTGGCAATCTTGCCATGGGTGCCAACAAGATTACTGGTCTTGCAAATGGCACTTTGGCAAATGATGCAGTTAATTACGCACAATTAACAGCATTTGCTACTGGTGCTTTATGGTTGGACCCAATTTTAGATCCAAATTTAATTGATGATTCCTTGAATGCCCCACCCGGTCTACCTGTAGATGGGGATGTCTATATTGTGGGGGCAACTCCTTCTGGAGCGTGGATTGGTTATGCTGGTTATGCTTTGTTCTGGAATGGTAGTAGTTGGATTGATTTATTGGGTAGACCAGTTGCAACTGATGATCGTTTTGGTGTTAGTGTAGAATCGCTTACTATTGGTGCAGGCGGACTTGCTGGTCAAGATGAAAAGATTGCTCAAATTGTTTCAGCAACTCCAGGATTTATCACTTATACTTTTACCACTCCAACAACTCCTCACGCTGTGTATGTTGGTCAACTTGGTTCTCCCCATTTTGGTCATAGCTATACATACAATGGTAGCTACTGGGTGGAATTTAGTGGGCCAAGTGCCACCAATGCTGGAATCGGTCTTTCTTGGAATGGCAATACTCTAAATGTGAATCTTGGTGCCGGTATCGTAGCACTTCCTGCGGATGAAGTGGGCGTCGATGTCCACACTGCTGGCGGCTTATTTACCACTGTTGATAACAGCATCTCGTCTACTGTTTCTGCTGCTCAATTAGCAGTTAAACTTGATGGTAGTACTTTAAGCAAATCTTCTTCTGGTCTAAGAGTTGCAACAGGGGGAATCACCAACACAGAGGTTGCTACCGGTATTGATGCGATTAAGGTAGCAAATGGTTCTGTAAGTAACACTGAGTTCCAATACCTGGATGGCGTAACATCTTCTATCCAGACCCAAATAGACAATCTTTCTAATAGTGCTGTAAATGGTGGGGCCGAATACCTGGTAGACACCACACTAATGTCTTACACGGTTGCTACGGGAAAGGTTCACACCCATCTTGGTATGCACGTGTTGACTGGGCACACACTAACTGTAGCGAATGGTGCGAAGCTTTTCACTTGCGATGATATAATCGATGGTACAGTAGTAGTGAATCCAGGCGGTTTCTGGAGAGTGTTATTGTGAGTATAATGTAGTAGATCGACTTGTGTATATTTAGGTTTAAACAACAACAGTATGTAGGCAACACTTATGAGTAAGATTCAAGTAGATCAGATCACAGACGCAGCTGGGACAGGTTCGCCGAGCTTTCCCAACGGCATGCCATCTCCCTTGACTACCAAGGGCGATTTATTTACCTATAGTACACAGACGACTCGACTGGGTGTTGGAACCAACAATCAGACTCTTATTGCTGATTCTACTCAAGCGACCGGTCTTAGATGGGCTACAGTTGTTAGCGGCGTTGCTATCGGTGACACCATCACTAGTGCTACTGCCGGTTCAGTGCTATTTGCTGGCGCAGCTGGGGTTCTGGCTCAGGATAATGCTAACCTCTTCTGGGATGACACTAACAACCGGTTAGGTATCGGAACGACAAGCCCAGCACAAAAATTAGATGTGAATGGCACGATTAGGTTCGGCGGTGGCGCTACATTGGCCGCCCCTGGTGGTGATAACTTTGCCCTATTGACGGGCAGCACTTCACCCAACCCTAATTTTGTTATAGGTTATGGCAATGCTGGTGTACACGATAGTTCTAAGGAGTATCTGACAGTAAACGGATTGGCCCACTCTTTCATTAACACTACCGTTAGTGTTAATCGAAACGCTGCTGGGATAGGAACAGCACTAGGTGCTTTCCTTGTAGGTCCGAGTTCCCAATTCCGCGTGAGTAACGGAGGAAACATAACTCGGATCAACGACGTTGTAACCAGCTTCCCGGCTTCGCAGGGAGCAGCTAGTACCTTCCTCCAGAACAATGGTTCAGGGGTTTTGACTTGGGTTTCTGTGGGTGCCTCAACGGCAGTTGTTACGCTTAACGCAGCCCAGATCGCTGGGCAAACGTCCGTAGAAATTGTACCCATCCCTTCAGCAGGGCAATATCTACTACCAACAGAGGTGGAAGCATTGTTTACATATGGTAGCGCTATAGGGAAAGGGGGTATGACCTTAAAATATTCAAATCAAACCCTCTCGACCTTAGCTAACTTATTGAGCAATGCCGTAACCAAACAGGCTGCACAAAATGTGCCTAGTCTAACGCCAGAAAATAGTGCCTTATATGTAAAAGCCGCCCTAGGGTTTTTAACCACAGCCTTCGGCGGCATCAACTCAGGTTTCACTTCTATCGCTATCGATTCTTCAGGCGTTCCCTACGTAGCTTTTAATGATGGGAATAACAACCTCAAATCGACAGTCTATAAATTAGTTTCGGGTACTTGGACACTAGTAGGCGCAGCCTTCGGCGGCAACTTCTCACAGTACATTTCTATCGCTATCGATTCTTCAGGCGTTCCCTACGTAGCTTTTAAGGATGGGGGTAACAGCGGCAAATCGACAGTCTATAAATTAGTTTCGGGTACTTGGACACTAGTGGGCGCAGCCTTCGGCGGCAACTTCTCAAATTACACTTCTATCGCTATCGATTCTGCTGGCGTTCCCTACGTAGTTTTTACTGATGGGGGTAACACCCAAAAACCGACAGTCTATAAATTAGTTTCGGGTACTTGGACACTAGTAGGCGCAGCCTTCGGCGGCGGCAACTCAAATTACACTTCTATCGCTATCGATTCTTCAGGCGTTCCCTACGTAGCTATGTCTGATTCGAATAACAGTGGCAAATCGACAGTCTA